AAGGAGAAATAACTAACGAGTAAGTTAGTCAGAAAGTGTGTAGATTGAAATACGCTTATACCCATTGACGCCTGGCATAATATCAGCCATGCGACCCTTTTTGTCATAGGCAGTGAAGCCACGCGAAGCGTACGCCGGATTAAATCCGACGCCGTTCCACTTGGTCCAATCCCGCAGGTTATAAACCTGGTAGGGTGCCACTCGTTTTGGACGACATAAATCGTCTTCCAACGATGCACGATAAATCGTGTAAAGGGGGTACACGTAGTCACCCGGATATGCTTTGAAGCATTTTTTAGGTTTAAACGTGTACGTATCAAAAGTATAACCGCCGTAACCATGCGTAAGTCTCTTGCTAGAGACTCGGAGGCCGTCACCCAGAAGGTGACCGTCCCCATAACCGTCAGGACCCCATATTCTGAGGTCAGGAGCGATTAGCGACAACGCAATGTTAGAGGCGTCCGGGCGCATGCCGCGTACATAGTAATTATGCAAACGGAATGCATCAAAACCGGAAAGCACTGTCTTTTGATAGACAGGCCGTACGTCAATTCCCGATAAGTAGTCCGCTCCGCAAGATTCGCGGAATGGTCCAGTAGAGAAGGACTTTTCGACGTTAGGCAAAAAACCTACAGCCGTGAGAACTTCTGTAAGAGCCGCGTAAGCATACGTAGGGACGATAATATCGTCTCCATATACGCTAACTAGACTCACATCTTGAGCATTGACTGTGGAAACAGCCAAAGCGTAGAATATGAGCGACTCTAAGGGGAATGTAAAACCATTACCCATGCTGGAAAACTTTTGATTCACCCTTGACTGTCCTTTGTACTCAACGCGGCTTGTTTTGAGCTGGTCGAGTAGGCAGAACCAGTCGAGAGGTAGCAAGTGAGCAACTAGCTCACGAGCAATTGTATCAGAAGCACTACTTAGGTCAAGGGTTGCTAAATCCCCTGTAATTGACCCGACACGCGCGGCTTGCTGATTAGCAATCTGCGATGTAAGGTCAATACCCGATCGCTTAAGACGACGTTGCATGTAAGTGCCGATGCCTAACTGGAACATTAAGTTCAGGGCAGGTTCGACAACTACAGAGCGGTATGTCTTAGCGTTCTTCGGGACGAAGCTCAGGTTACCTGAAGAAAGTGTTATGGGTACCTGGACCGACCCGGTCTCTCGCAGTTGATGCTGCTGGTCAAACGAGAGGAGGCCTGGCATCTCAGCAAGACATTCACCAGCCATGTCTTGCAAGTCTTCACTACAACAGTGCACCTGACTCAGTTTATTTCGAGTCGATGCAATTTTTCTTTTAAGTTGTGTCGTACCACCTGGGCCATAATGAACTTCTAATTGGCTCAAGTCAGGCACATCACCTAAAATGGAGGCTATTTTACGTTGAGCGCTGTGAAGAACAGCCTCGACGCGCGGACGGAATTGAAACCGGCCGCGAGACCACATCTTAAAGATGTAATTGGTCTGGGCGCAAAGAAGCTCGGCATCTATGTACTTTTCATAGGCAACGGCCTCCTTGTCGACACCGAGATCCAAGTCATCGCGTTTTTGGTAAAACGCGAGGACCTGACGGATCTCTATTATGTCGGCGACGGAAGACGTGCTGTAATCAGGTACATAGTCACACAAAGCACGATAATTACCGTCAACAATGCATCGTTGGAGGTAAGACCGCGTTGTCGGACAAATAATGTTCGACGTGTGCCAAAGGGAAAGTGCCGAAATGGCCTCATTCGTTTCCTCTGTCGAAAGGGTTTGATCCCAGCGCGTAAAACGCATATAAACTCCTTTAATGGGGAAGATGGGAAGCTAGCCAAAATGGGTCCGCGTAATAAAAACGCGCGGACAAGACCGACTCAAGTCGGGCAAACTAGCAAATCAAACAACTCGACTATAGGGCCAGTCGTGACAGGCGTTACAGTGGTTGTAATACCACCCATAACGTTAGTCGCGAGCTGGCGAACGAGGCGACGACCGGTAGAATCCGAGCGATCGTGAAAGAAACCCGTCATAACGACGGTATTCTCATACGCAATCTTCGGAGCTGCAGTATAACCCGCAGCGTTCTGGCCGGAAACGGTTTCCATTACTGGTACGACAACCCGGACTTCGGCCTTAAAGACCTTGCTCTTCATTTGAGTGAGTTTCACAGAGGCACGCGGTTGAGCATTCACCGGTACCCCAGCGAGGTTCTCTCGCCATTCAGCTAGTACTTCACCAGCTGAGCGGGTTACTGCAATCGGAAGAAGAGTGTGAAGTACAGGTGTAGCAGCGCCGTCGAAGACGACTAGGTTCGCAATAGCGGACATGTTGGATTCCAAGGTACTACGGTAGGATGGAAAGCCTACAATAGCTGCAAAAGCAGAGGTAAGAGAGACCGCTTGTTAGCGGCCGCGTGGCCAGAAGGCCGTCGTTAAAAGAGCGATGGCATTTAAGCAATGCCCAACCGAAGCAACTTTCGCCAACGGTTTAAACGAAGGCAAAGGAACAGCAAGCGTTGAGCTAACTGTTCGAGTTACATCGCAACCTGCTTCGCTATAAATTATAGCGCCAGTAAGTACAGGATTCACGAAAGTGAGCTGCCTAGTGCGGTAATAACTATACTTCGTAGTGACAAAAGAACCGGTGATAGCAGAAGCCATCGCACGAGCAGAGAGGAAGTTGCTGATTGGAATAAACCAATCGGCCACGAAGGAGTAAGGTAACTTCTCCCAAGCGACGGACAGTGGGTCGTGAAGGCCCACCATCTTAGTCACATCTTTTTCTGTTAGATATGCGATAAGTTGCCCGACTTCGACAGCGACGCCAGTAACGGAAACGTTAGAGGGCGAAGAAGTACGAATGACGGGGTTCTTTCTCACGCGGACACGTATAACCTTAGTGAAAGGGCATTCAAGTTGTTGCGCTGCAAACATTGCAGCGCCATGAACGTCCTTCAAAAGAGGTTGCCAACCGTATTGGAGCTCGAGCCAGTTTGAAGCAGCGTGCCTTGGCACGACAAGCTTTCGACCGCGCTCGCGGTTGGCGGATAAAAGAGCCTCCGTAGCCGCAGAAAAGTTTCCTTTTCGAGCGAACGAGAAAGCTCTAGCAATTTTGATTGCTGTTCCGCCAATCATTTCCAATGCCTCGGGTAATTCAGCAAGAGCAACTGCTAAATTAAAATCCGAGCCAGCTACTTGTTCACGCAACTTTCCTATAAGATTCAAGTCATCATTGGACGTCCATGTGAGGGGCATATAGACAACGCCGAAATCGCTTCTAAAAGAAGCGCCTTCAGCGCAGTTGAAATCGCCACCACTCATTTTCGTCCGATAATCAAACGGAGAATCCATGTAGGTGCGTAAAGTCATAGTGTAGTTGTGAGGAGAATCTGTCCTACTACGAGCAGGTGGTCTTGGGGGTAATGCAGTCGATGGCGGCCTGAACGAATCATTGTAATAGGAACGAGAACCTTTCAGTCCTGTTCGATATTTCCAACGGTCAGACATAGTCAGCGGAACGGCAGGAGCCCAAGGCTTTGCGGGTTTCGGCGTAACGGGCCTATCGCCTCCAAAAGAGGAACGATAGAAGTAATGCCCGTGAAAGATACTAGCTGAGTAGTGATACCCAGAGTAATACGGCGGATTGGCAAGCGAGTGATATACTCGATACCTAACTGTCGAATTAGGGCTAGTAACAGAAGGTCCATCTATACGGGTTGTCAAATCGACGATCCTTTAGGAAAAATCCAACTAACGAAAGTTAGCCAGGGCGTAAGCCCCGACAAAACCCGC